CGTTTGATATTCAGTTTTAAATAGTAGGCAAATCTTTTAATGATTTGAAATAATTTTTATCTTTTTTATTTTCTAAATAATAGTATTCTAATAAATTTGATACTTTTATTTTTTCTACACTATCACGCCCTTGATTTTTTAACCAAATATATTTAATGTTTTCAATATAGTTAAACAACAAATAACTTGTCAAGTGCCGATCCTTTTCAAAATCAATTCTATATTTGTATTTACTATCCCATCTATAATATAATGCGACGTGAAATAAATAAATTGTAATTGGTTTTGTTGGATGTATCATATTAAGCAATGATCGGTCAGGGTCAAATGCAGATAAATAAATAGATGAAACGTTTTGTAATAATTTTAATTGTAATGCAGTGCATTTGGGAAAGAATACATTATAAAAATAAACTACAAGTCTTGTATTATGTTTAAATAACATCATATTCTCTTTTTTGTTATGTTCACGTAATTCAAAATCATCTTTTAAAAATTCTTCTACGACATCATCTAAATAATATGATTTTTTTGAATAATGATCTTCTTCAAAACCTGCTTTTATATTTGGAAGAGCGTCCATGTAAATCCATGTTTTAATTGGTAATACTCTTAATGGTGTCATATCGTGTCTTGACCCTATATATACTGCTTCAAACTTATCCATATATTGTATAACTATTTAAATCGCTTATGAAATAATTCTATATAATCATTCAGTTGCAAATCATTTTCTTCATCACGTTTTCTAACAGAATATATATCTCTCGTCTGAAAAATATTCAATAATCATTATATAAATGATTTAGATATATTTCTTATCTAAATTATAATGAAGATCCTAGATGACATTAAATTGGATTTTGCGGACGTTCTTTTGCTTCCTAAGCGAAGCCAGTACTCGTCTAGGTCAGAAGTAAGTTTGGAGAGAACTGTCAAATTCAAGTATTCCGACGAAACTTGGACCGGTGTACCGATTATTGTAAGTAATATGGATACTACTGGCACAATAGAAATGGCCAAGGCGCTCCAAGAGCATAAAGTGATAACCTGTTTACATAAATATTATAGCGCATTTCATTTAAAAGAGTCAGGTCTAGATAGAGAATATTTTGCAGTTTCAACTGGAATCAATGACGCAGATCTTGAAAATTTACATACTATCGTTGAACTAGTTGATCCTAAATTTATTTGCATAGATGTGGCAAATGGATATATGTCGCGTTTCATAGAAAAGTGCAAACAAATTAGAGAAATGTACCCAAATCGTATATTGATTGCAGGTAACGTATGTACATCAGAGGGTGTGTTAGAGCTTGTCATGAATGGAAAAGTAGATATCGTTAAGGTAGGTATTGGAAGTGGTAGCTGCTGTACTACTCGCAAACAGACAGGTATTGGTATGCCACAATTGAGTGCAGTCATTGAATGTGCCGATACGGCTCACGGATTAGACGCTCATATTATAAGCGATGGTGGTCTGCAAGTCATCGGTGATTTTTCAAAAGCATATGGAGCCGGTGCTGATTTTGTAATGAGTGGTTCAATGTTTGCAGGACATGATGAAAGCGGTGGAGATCTTGCAGAAGAAGGCGGTAAAATGTACAAAATATTCTACGGTATGAGTTCATCTACTGCTATGAACAAATACAGCGGAGGTGTGGCAAAGTACAGAACAAGTGAAGGAAAAACAGTCCGAATCGCACACAGGGGACCGGTTGAACATACGATTTTAGATATTCAAGGAGGCATCCGATCATGTATGACGTATTTGGGAGCAAAAAAAATAAAAGATATACCAAAGTGTGCAACATTTGTACGAGTCAGCAGACAATTGAATCAAATTTATAATGGTAAAGAAGTTTAAATTATATATTTCAGAGTATTTTTTTGCGAACCAATAATCCAAATATATGATAATATATATTTACATCTAATACTTGAAAATATTCTGGATTAGGTAGATCTTTAATCAAAAGCTTAACCGCTTCAGAATAATAGTCAGGTTCAATTAATAACCTTTCAATAATACCCAACTTGTCTTTCACCAAGCCTTGTTTTATAATATCTGTAATGTATTCCGGATATTGAGTTCTTCCATCTGGATTATTTTTTATATATTGATAGAAATTTTCAGAAGTAATATCATCTACACAATCATTTTCAACAGGAATACCGTCAATATGAGTCACTAGATAGAATGGACCATAACCGCCATTTATAAAATCAATGATCATTTTATAAGTAATTCTAGATTTAATGTATTTATCTATTGTGTCATATTCTTCTTTTGTAGCATAATCAGAAACTCTTATATTTCCAAAGCGTGTTATTATTTTATTACAAAATATACCATAATAACTCTCTATGATAATGCCGTTGAATGATTCGCGGCTATTTACATTTTGATGTAAAATTGCTGCTGCATCAGTTGGTTCGTAAGCCTTGTATACAATAGAGAGAAAATTATAGACATCCATTTTATTAATAAAAATATATAAATACAATTTCAATTTTATTATAAATGATATTGGTTGTTTATGTTTTCCACAAATACGACAGATTAGTAAAAAACTTTATTGAATTTGCGATGTTTAAAGATGATAATATAGATTTTGTATTTGTATGCAATGATCCAAACATTAGAGTTTATATACCTGACTACGCCACCATAATATACAGAGAGAACAAGGGGCATGATTTTGGCGCATGGAGCGAAGGTTTGTTGACTCGAAAAAAAGATTACGAATATTATATTTGCGTTAATTCAACTGCAGAAGGGCCATTTTATAATGGTAAATGGACTGATATATATGTGAATGGTTTAAAAGATAATATTAAATTATTCGGAAGTACAATCAATTGCTGTGCAAACCCATGGTCCAAACTAAACCCTTATTGGTGTGGCCCACATGTACAAACATATATATTTAGTATGACGCATGAAGCACTTGAATATCTCTCTGCTGAAGGAATATTTAGCTTATCCGAATATACTACAGACAAGAGACAAACTATATATATAAAGGAGGTTGGTATGTCTAAAAAAATATTAGATAGAGGCTGGAATATTGGATGTTTATTAAAATGTTATAAAAATATAGATTTTTGCAAGCCTTGTGACAATTTATTAGATGATGTCATGTATCCACATTTTGAAAATTTATATTGGAAGAGAGAGGAATTAATATTTATAAAAGGAAATCGTTAAATAGATAGTATTTTATTATTTAATACAATAATGGATCCTATTACATTATTAGTTACAGGTGGATGTGGTTTTATAGGAAGTAATTTTATCAATTATTATTTTCCAAAACAATCAAACTTTAAGCTTGTCAATATAGACATAATGTATTATTGCGCAAATGAATCAAATGTGTCCAGTGAAATAAGATTATCTAGCAATTATACATTTATTAAATGCGACTTGTGTAATTTTCAGTATGTTATGAAAATAATAGAAGAACATTCAATTACTCATGTCATTCATTTTGCAGCACAAAGCCATGTTCAGAACTCTTTTGAAGATTCTATTAAATATACTCATGATAATGTACTCGGCACTCATTCATTATTAGAATGTGTTAGAAAATATGGAAAAATTAAAAAGTTTATCCACGTGTCAACAGATGAAGTCTATGGTGAATCAATGAATGTTGTGAATGAATTAAAAAAAACAGAACACTCTATATTGTGTCCTACAAATCCATATGCGGCAACAAAAGCAGGTGCAGAATTAATAGCACAATCATACAGTCATTCATATAAAATGCCCATTATTATTACTCGCGGTAATAATGTTTATGGACCAAACCAGTATCCAGAAAAACTTATACCATTATTTATAAAATTATTAAAGGAAAATAAAAAGGTAACTATTCAGGGGGATGGTAGTACAGTTCGTGCTTTTTTACATTCATATGATACAGCGAGAGCATTTGAAGTTATACTAGAAAAGGGATGTATAGGAGAGATATATAATATAGGTTGCGATGACGGTATGGAATATTCTGTTATGGAAATCGCAAAGATATTGATTGAAGAAATAAAAGGTACGACTAACTATGATGAATGGATTGAATACATAGAAGATCGTCCATTTAATGACAAAAGGTATTACATCAGTAATGAAAAATTAAAGGGTCTTGGTTGGGATATTCAATTGAATTTTATGGATGAAATTAAAAAGTTGTGTTAAATTCAATGATTCGTTTCATTTTGTCATTCATAAAGGGATACAACACATTGTAAATAAGATAAACATATATAGTCGGATTGATGATTATTATTTTTTCTAAGTGCTCACTATATTTTGATATAACTCCGGCCAATTTAATACCAAGATCTATTTGCATAGAATGTTCTAAGTTAAACCCATCCCCATCAAAAACCCAAGTCCACGGTTCATTTATCTCTCCTAAGACTCCTTCATAGTGATTTATAATACCCAAAGTATCGTTATATCTTTTTGCTTTTGATGGACAAGTGTAATATACTCTCTCGTGTTGTGTCAATGAATGAGCACTAGGATGAATGGCGCATATAGGGCAAACATAAGTCATATATATAAATAGGAATATCTATATTCAACATTAACTGCGGCTTAACTACATATAGGACTCCATCCAACATAGATGAGAGATGATTGATAGAATATAACTGCAGTTCATGTTGTACGAGAGATAAATGAAATGTTTTGTCTACATACTTATCAAATGGTGTGCCAGTCAAATAATACAATCGTACTTTATTTTGAATACATATGTGTAATAAATAATAAAAATATTTGTTAAATTCTTCAACTGTAGAACAGTCGCATACAAATACAATCTTTTTTGTATATGTTTTGCATTCATTTAGATAATCCATTAATAATATTCTTCAAGTATCTTTAAGCTTTTAAAGAATATTATTTGTAAGCGGCTCATGACGGGATCGAACCGTCGACCTTGCGATTAACAGTCGCACGCTCTAACCAACTGAGCTAATAAGCCTTGTAGTGCTTAATAAAGAATTTATTTTTGCACCTTTTCTATATTATTTTGTGTTTATTTTATACCGACTTCTCAAAGTGAGGAGACATGTACTTCTGGAGATTGAAGTAGGTGAGCGAGTCCTTGTCGGTCAGCTTGAGTAGCTTGCGGAGCTTGGTGTCAGGAAGGATGATTCGGCCATTTGCCTTGTCTTGGAGACTGTTAGCGCGGATGTAGGCAGTCATCTGCTTGGTGACATCTGTGCGGGCCATAAGAGTACCATGAGGCTTGCTGAGGAAGTCAGCTAGCTCTACACTGATTTTGGTGGGCTTTACGAAACCGCTTGGTGCCCGATTTCCCTTATTCTTGTTCTTCTTAGCATTGAGCTTGTCAAGAGTCTTAAGCTCCTTGGTGACATGCTTCTCAAGGGAACGAACCTCGCTCTTGACCAATGCAAGAGCAGTAGAGAGATCATGAAGAGTCTTGTTGACCGTCACAAAGAGCTCGCCGAGTGGAGTGTCCGAAGAAAGAGGAACAACTGCGTTATCAACAGGAGCCTCAGGTACAGGAGGTGAAACTGGCGCTGGTGGAGCAGGAGGTGCTTCAACCTTGGTCGCCTTCTTTGTTGCCTTAGGAGTCTTAGTAGCAGCGGACATTTTATACATAGTAAATAGAGTTCTTTTTATATTCATTTTTGGTCTTAATTATATATTTAAAATTATAAAACGGAATGGTACAACCAAGGCATGGATTCTGCCGCATTCGGATTTACTAAAGTTAAAGCTGACAACACATATATTGCACCCAAACATTGATTTTCTCTCTCCGAAGATGAATTGATTAATTTATCAATAACGATTGCACAAATATTTTTTAAAGTATCAATGGGTACGTTGTAATTATTTTGAATATTGTGCATAGGTATATCTCTAAAAGGATTACCAAATGGAGGACATATATTAATTTTCATTTCCCTTGTTAAATTGGATCTATAATCCCAAATATCATATAATTCTAAAATAAAACGTCTAATGTAAGAAGGTGTTAGGTTGATAAGCCACTCAACTTGTGTGTAATTTCCTAAAAGATCTATTTTTTGAAACAGAGAGATAATTTTATTGTTGTGCGTTAATTTTATAGGACTAATATCATGGTGTACTTTTTTCAATATACGATTGTATTCTATTCGCTTGATAACCATTTCAATTAGTTCCATTGAAAACTCATTTCTTGTATAAGGATTTTTGGTATCTTTCTTAAGAATTAAATTGTATATTGAAATTATATTAAAACCATATACAAATCCATCTGTAT